GGAGGAATCAAGAAGAAACGCTGATCCATTGGGGTATCAGTGTCGTCAAGACGCTGAATAGTGCGGCGAATAGCGGCATCGGTCAATGCTGACTCATTGTTGTTTGCGGCAACATAAGCAGTAGTACCATCACCACCAATAAACGCACCAGTTGCATAAGCATTTGTACCAGCACCGCCATTGGTTGAACGACCCAACTGAACCAAGTCAGTATCGACTTGTTTAGCCAAGGCATAACCAGCGTCAGAGGTATAGAAGTTACGCAAGCTGTTCAAGGCTTGGGCTTCGACAATATCCTCAATCAAACGGCTGTATTCGTAATGCTTATTGATAGAAACTTGAACTTCAGACTCTGTAGCGGCAATCAAAGTGACTGCTGTTTCAGCGGCTTTAGCAGAAGCAGAACCACGGGTAGGTGCGGGAATGTGAATTACATCACCCTTCTTACCTTTAAAGTTCATCTTCATAACCAAGTTAGCTAAAACGAGGTTTTTCTTGTAAGCCGCAACGATTTCATCTGACCAAATTTCTGGGATGAATTTTTCAGCGGTTGTTACCGTAACTGAGTTTGTGGGGGAAAATGATGTTGCCATGTTAAATCTCCAAAAAACGATAAGTTAAATTATCTAACCCTGCCGTCTTGATACGCTTGCATAATTTCTCCGCTTAACGCCTCATAACGATCTGGGTCAGTCATCTTCAGCCGAATTAGATCAGCCCTGCGATAGACTCTTTTTCCAGATTCTCCACTTCCACCTACATCGACACTTGCGGCTTTAAGGTTTGACTTGCGCTGAGTTTCCCCTGCATCTGAAGTCTGTTTTGCCTTAATTCCTCGCAACTCTTTGTATGTGCTTAACAATTCGTTTGCGCTGTCATAGTCAAACTCACCATCAGCTTTTGCATACAAACCAAGGCGAATAGGTGAAGATTTCACCCAATTCACAAAGTCTGCATCTTGAGCAATCTGACCGAAATCAGGGTGCTCTTGCGCCAGCTTTTGCTGAATCTGCATCTTTTTGAACTCTTGACCAGCTTGTCTAGCCGCAAGTACATCGGGATGGTTATCAACAGTCTTACGAACTGCCGCCTGTGGATTCTCGAAAAAATCTACTTCTGGCTCTTCCTCAATAGGTTGTTGTTTAGAGGAGAGGTTTTGCTTTATAAGTTCATCTGCCAGCTTTCGCACTTCCCCAACTTCCTGCGCTTGCTTTCCAATCAGCTTCTCAGCTTCTTGGTGCATTTTGACCACTTCTTCCAAAGATTTCTGCCTGTATTTCTCAGGCATCTCGGACAAGGGTGCTACTTCAGGTAGTTGCTTCTTTTGCTCAACTGCATCTAACTCACTTAGCGACTCATCTTCATTGTCAATCAACATATTTTTCCTTTTCCTGCCGTTATCGGTTCTAGGACATTCAACTCGGCATTTCTGCTTATGAGTTGTGCTTTTGCTCCCACTTCAGTTGATCTAGGTGTTTTTTCTCGAACCTTCCATGCTCTGATGGAAAAGAACCAGACCACCCTTCTAACTTGAAGTTTGGAGCAGATAGAGTACGGTTGGCTGTTTCTCCGCACTCACATCGAAAACTTGTTGTCTCATAATCAACAAGTCTTTCAGTTTTATGCCCATTTTCACAGGCAAAATCAAACATTCTTTTCATTCAATTCCTCATACGCTCGTTCGCTGACCTCTTTCAAGGTTTTCAGCCAAGTCAAGATGGAAAGTTCACCTTTTTTGAACATTAAGGTCTTTTCATCAGGAATAACGCTTAGATTATTGAGTGACTCTATCATATTGTCAATATCTATGCACAAATCCTTCCAACCTTCCTGCCCCATCATAGAAAATCGGTCTTCATAATACTTTTGTAGTTCTGGAGTCATGGGGTTGTGCTTTGAGTTGTTGTTTGCTGTGCCGCTTGTGCTTCAGCCAATGCCTGTGCATCAGCAAGTGCCTTAGCTTCCGCTTCAGCTTGCTGTGCCGCTACTGCCGCATCATGGATTGCTTGTTCTTCAGCGGTGTACTCAACGATTGAGGTCACGCCTGTCTCTACATTTACTACGATTCTGTGTGTCATTTTTTATCCTTCATACATGATGTTTACACTACCGGCATCAAATGTATTTGTGCCACCCACAGTGGTAATACGAACACGATCTAAAACTCCAGATAGTGTTTTACTACCGCCACTTGAGGTAGTTGTTGCAGAATCTGATCCTCCAAAAACTCCGGAAGCTACCCACAAATATGATGATGAATTAAGTAAAGATAGCGTTATCAAGCCGTTTGTAATGTATGCGGCACTTTGCGTTCCGTTATTGATTCCAAAACCAGTTGTGTAGTTAAGACCTACATTGGTAGACGCGGTTACAAATCTTAAAGAAGCGCCAAGGTATCCGGTTGCATCAACTGAACCAGCGCCGATTTGCACTAAATAATCAGAAGTACCGTTTGTACTCACGGTACTAAACATCACAGTAATGCGCTTCACCCAACTCGGTATACCTGTGAAGTCAATGCTTGTACCCGATGTAGAGGCAACCGCAGTGCCAGAGGTAATCCCCAGTACCGCACCTGAGTTGATCGTGACGCTTGCTGATCCATCAATTGTTACTGCCATGATTTAGCCCTCGTACATTATGTTGATTGAACCAGCAGAAAATGTATCTGTTCCATTTGTGGTTGTAATACGAACACGATCTAATACGCCTGAAAGAGTAACAGCCCCCGCAGTCAAGTATTGATTTGGCTCTGAACTAGAAAATAAAACTCCATCAGCAACATACCCAAATGTGGTATTCATAAGTTTTATGGCAATTGACCCATTTTTTGCACCGCCTGATGCCCCAGAATTTATAAGGAATCCAGCCGTTGAAGTTGCTGGAACGCCTGTGCTACTTCCTAATCTATTGCCGCCACCCACATATCCACTACTTGTTACAGAACCACTGCCAATTTGAATTAAATAACCAACAGTTCCACTTGTGCCAACACCATTAAAAATCACAGTAATTTTCTTTACCCATGCAGGCAAAGATGTAAAGTTAATGCTTGTACCTGATGTAGACGCAACAGCAGTACCCTGAGCAATCCTCTGCATCTGCGCCCGTGACGCATTGCTATCAGTGCCAAAGAATTGACCGTTGTATTCAAGGTTACCTGATGCTGGCGTACCAATCAGCGTGTCAGAAGTTAAAGCAAGTATTGACATGATTAAGGCTTTAGGTTTTTAAGTTGGTCAGTTGTTGTGCATGAATCAGCCAACTTAGTGATGTCACGCAGTCTTTGCTTTTCAACCACAATTGCAGTGGTGTCTGCGCTTATCTCCAATGCTCTTTGAAATGCTACATCTTGTGCCGCTAATAAAGGCTCACGTTCAGTGCGTAAACGACTTTTGGTTATCTCTTTGGCTTTGTCAATATTGATGGTAATCACTCTGAATACTCCCATGCGTTGCGGAATGTGCGGTCTGTTGGAATGTCAGCAACATCAACAATCTTGAATGGCTTGCCTTCAGGAACATCCTTGGCGGCAATTTCTTCAATGGTTAAACCGCACTCAGCGGCTGGAATGATGACTGCAACACCGCCATCGTCTGTTGGGTAAATGATTCTTGAGTTCATGGTTGTCCTTTATCTAAAAACTGCAACATTCATATTTGGTGTATCGTATGGAGTGTTTGTGCCAATCACTTGCTGAACACGAACACTACCTACAAGTTTGTTTGTTGCAGGGTCACGAATGTTTGCATACCCATCAATACTTGAGCCAACATTTCCTGTACCCGATACAAGAGAACAGTAATTAACATCAGGCATATCTACATCAATGTTAACTGTATAGTCCCCTGTACCATTATCAGTAATACTCGACACATTACCACTTCCACGAATAGCTACAGTGCCTGTGCCGTTAAAGTTTACCCAAGCACGACAGCCATAAGCGGTAGCAACAGAACCATAGCCTGAGTTAAATTGAATATTGGCAGAGGCATCTGAAATAATTGCAGTACCAGTAGAGGCTGGCAGGGTAATTGTATTTGTACCCGCAACAGCAGGGGCGGCAATCGTTACCTGTCCTGATGTGTCTCCTGTTAAAACAAGTGAAGCCATTTCAATCCTTTAAAGAACTACCCAACGACTACCGCTGGAAACTGTGACTGATTGACCCGATGCAATCGTTATAGTACCAACTGACATAGCCGAATTTCCAGATGCAATTGTGTAACTTGTTGCTACTGTTTTGCTGTTTACCACAATGCCATTGCTTGCCACTAATGTAGTTGATTGCAACTCACCCGTGCTAGGTTTATACAGCAACTTAGCATTGCTTGTAAAAACTGTAGTTGCTGTTCCCGATGTTGCATCTGCAAACAAAGGGAAAACATTGGTTGATGTGCTTGTGTCATTACTAAGCGTTGCCCCACCTGTGCCATTTGTTGCAGAGGTAATACGCCCAAACGCATCAACGGTTAAATTTGTAGCCGTGTAGCTACCCGCAACTACTCCACTGTTATCCAATGCAACAGTACCACTTGTTGTAATCGTTCCACCAGTCAAACCTGTACCAGCAGTCACTGAAGTCACAGTACCCGAGAACTGGTCATTCGATGTAATGGTAAAATTAGGGTAAGTACCAGTAACAGAGGTAGTCCCTGCACCTGTCAATGCAACAGTCTGATCTGGTGCTGAGTTGGTAATTGTAAAGTTTGGATAAGTTCCGCTTGTACTGATTCCTGTTCCAGCGGTTAAGGCAACAGTCTGGTCAGGCGCAGTATTTGTGATAGTGAAGTTAGGGTAAGTACCACTCGTTGATATACCTGTGCTTGCAGTCAAACTAACAGTTTGATCTGGCGCAGAGTTAGTGATTGTGAAGTTTGGGTAAGTCCCACTGGTGTTAATACCTGTACCCGCAGTCAAGGCAACTGTTTGGTCTGGTGCTGAATTGGTGATAGTTACAGCACCTGTAGCACCTGAAACAGAAATGCCTGTGCCAGCAACAGCAGAAGTTACACCAGAATTAGTGATTGTGAAGTTGGGATATGTGCCACTTGTACTGATTCCAGTACCAGAAGTTAAAGCAACAGTTTGATCTGGTGCAGTGTTGGTAATAGTCAAAGTTCCAGAGGTAGTGATTGGACTACCAGTGACGCTGATGCCTGTACCAGCCGTAGCCGCCACACTTGTGACTGTGCCAGAACCACTTGCCACTGTGACTGTTACATCATCCCCTGATGTAGTTGCTGTAATGCCTGTACCAACAAAATTGATGCTCTTAACACCATTGGTAAGCGTAGTTCCTTCTTCCTTTACAGCAATTGCCGCATTGGTGGACATGGTGCTGATGACTTTGATCTTTTCAGCAATGTCTTGAGAAACAACCTCACCAACATTTAACTCTCTGCCATCAGACAGGCTAATAACCAAAGAACCATCAAAATCGATGTGTGCATTGGTTACTGATACGCCATCAACACCATTTTCACCATCACGACCAGCTTGACCATCAGCACCTTTATCACCCTTTGCGCCATCTCGACCTGCTTTTCCATCTTTACCATCACGACCATCTGTACCATTAGCACCATCACGACCATCTTTGATAGACAGAACACGCTTTTCAATGGTGTTGCCAACTGCATCAAATCGATCACGAATATCTGCTTCGATCTTCTTCAAGGCTTGGACAACCAAGTCAACATTCTCGCCAATCTTCTTCTTTTGCACTTCTTTGGCATTGGCAACAGACTGACGCACTGATTCCAGTACAGCCATCTGCTGTTCAGGAGTCATATTCTTGAGAATTAACTCTTTGGCTAGATTTTCAATATCCATTATTGAATTCCTGTCTGTCCAGCATTCAGTTCTCTAGTCAATTGGTCAAGGAAGTCAGATTCCATGCCTGAAATCTTGTTGTTTTTCTCTGCCATTTGCAGTTCAACAATCTTAGACTTGTTCTTGATGTCAGCTTCTTTCAACATCAACTCAGCAATCTTAACTCTCTTGTCAAATTCCTTAGAAGCAAGATCATCTTGATTAGGAAGATTCTTTGTCAGGCTTGCACTCATCTTAGCTTGTACTTCTTGAGGCATTAACTGCGCTTCAACAGACAATTTCTGTGCTTCAGCCCTGTTTTGTTCAGCTTGAGTAGTCTGAACAGCAATATTTGCCTGTGCCGCTTGCATAGCCAACTGCTGTTGCATCTGTTGCATCTGCTGTGCTTCAGGATTTGGTTGCATCATCTCATCTAACTTAGCAATCAACTCCATTCGGTTAGACAAACTGCTGTTACCAACGATACCTTTGAGCAAAATAGGCAAAACAGGAGTGTCAGCACCCAAAGTCTGCAACAAACCAATAAATTGCTGTTGCTCATACTCACGAGCAATGATGCCCAAGGTGGCAGTTGGGATGAAATTCATGTCCACAGAAGGATAACGCTCTGGGTCAAACTGCATGAACCTGAAAGCCGCCTTCTTGATGAATGGAATCAAGAAATCTTCTTGGAAATTCACCAATGTACGCTTGTATTTTTTGATGATAGAGGCAACCGCCATCGACATACCGCCACCATCACGACTAGCTTGGCTAACCATACCGTTTGAGTCTAGAGTTCCTGTAGCTTGTAGCAACATTCTCTCAAAGTCTTTAGCAGTTGCAAGGTTGTTTGGGTCAGTTTGACCAATAAGGATTTTCTTCAGCCTTTAACAGCATCCCATCGTTAGCAATCACGACAATGGCTTCAACCATGTCGGTGTAGTCTTCAGCCGCTGAGTTCTCAGGAAACAAGTCAACAATGTCCTTGTTTTCTTCTAAGTTGTTCAGGTACTCACGAGGCACAAGACCGTAATAGGTCAACAGCAATACCTTCTCATCTTGGTACTGGCTAATCTCTTGGGTAGGCTCAAGGTCAGTGTCTTCACTGGCAGTACCAATGTCCACCTTCCGGTAGATACCCTTCTCAATGCCTTGCACAATCTTGTGTATTGATACATATTTCTCAATAGCCACGCCCATGCAGTCATCGACCGTAGTACCGTTGGGGTCGAACAAGAAGTTCTTAGGATTGATAGGATTGATCTTGACAGATATTCTGTCTCTTTCCATCACACCAATTGCCGCTTGCCCCATCTGATTAGGGATAGGCCGAGTTGAGGGAACATACTCGGTTTCAGTCTTGACAATAATCTCGCCTATGCCTGTGCCATAGATTTCAGCCATTAATTCGATCTGATCGATAGCTTTTCTGATTTTGTCTTTCTTAAAGTCTTCAGACAGTTGAGCCTTAATCAGTTCAACATCAATAGCCACACCGTTCACATCTTGGATATTGTCCTCAATGTCAAAGAAGTCGCCTTGTCCAAAGATGGCTTCCATGATCTCAGCGTGACGAGTCTCAACTGCTTGCTCTTGCTGAGTGGCAGGGGTAATGATACGGCTACGCTCTGATTCTCTTGTCTTGTCTTCAGCCGCCCATTGACCACGAAAAATGCGCTCGTACTCTAGGTAGGCGGGGAGGTAGTTAGCATCACGCCAATCTCGCCACTTGTCGCAGTGGCTGGTGATGAAATCGGTCAGTTCTTTATCAGCCTCAGTAGGCTCATAAAATTCATTCTGTTCTAGTTTGACTTCTTTATCTGTTGCCATTTACACTCCCGAAATTATGTCTATTGGTTGCCACTCATCTTCATCTGCATCTTCAAAGTAAGATGTAACAGCCAGTTGGTCAATATAAGATAGGGCATCGGGTAGGTCATCGTGAACACCTTGGGCTGGGAACATCAAGAGTTGATCTTTGAATTCATCCCAATCTTCCTCAGAGTTCAGCACAATACGCCCATGCTCAAACCTTCCTTGGAGACTCCAGATAATTCTGTCAGTCTTTTTCCTGTTGCCATGCGTCAAGTCAACTATGTGTGAATATACATTATTTTTCCGCATTAAGTCACTCAAATACGGTAAAACTGCGTTTTTTAACGCTCCCCTCTCAATTCCAATACTCAAAGGACGGTATTCACGCATCTTTAGCAAGATAGTAGCGGCAGTTTCCCGAATGTCCCAACGCCCATAGACAATCTCTTTGACAAACCACTTACCTTCATCTGTCACCTTGACCACAGCAATTGCGGTTTGGTCTAGTCTTTTCTTAGAATTAGCCGCTTGTTTAGCCACTTCTTCAAACCCTGCCAAATCGACAGCAATGTAGTACGAGCCATAATCAGGTTCTTCTCCATATTTCAGCCACTCCTCTTTAAAAACGTCACTGCCAGCATTGTCGAAACTAGCCATATATTCTTGCTTGAAAGCAAAGCTAGATAGGGTTTTCTTTGCGCTTTCTATTTCAGTAGGGTCAATCAGGGGGTTATCTTTGGTGGTGAAATGCCAAGATTTCCAATCTGAGTCTTCTTCTGACATTCCGAGTCTAAAAATGTCATAGAAAAAGTTACGACCCTTGGGAGTTCCGATGAACATTGCCCGACCTTTTTTGTCTGACAGCGAAGCTCGAATAACTTGCTCCCATGCTTCTGGCTTGATGTCGGCAACCTCGTCAAGCACAGCGTAGGTGAGTGACACTCCTCGCAGAGTATCTGGGCGATCTGCACCTCTAACATAGATTTTTGCTCCGTTTATCAGGGTTATATCC